CGGGGAGGCGGTTATCAGTGGAGATTATGAATCTGCCACTGACAAGATTTATCTTGAAGCCGTCGATGTCATTGTCGAAGAACTGTCGAAGGATGTTCGGTTGAGTGAGAATGAGAGAAGTGTCCTGTTGGGCTCCTTTTCAAACCTAAGATGGTTAGATCCCCATACAGGTGTGATTAGGCCAATTAAGAGGGGGAGTATGATGGGGAACTTGGTGAGTTTCCCATTGCTCTGCCTACTCAACAAGGCGTGTTTCGATATCGCCAGCGATATCGCGAGGGGGGCAGGGGCCAACCGCGTTGGTCGTTTCAACGGCGATGACTGCGTCTTTGCAGGTGATCGGAAGTTCTTTTCCCTCTGGAAAGAGGTGACTGGAACTTTCGGACTTTGTGTCAATGTTGAGAAGACCGGCTACTCAAACATCTCTGCGGATTTGAACTCTCAAAGGTTCTTCCTCCGTAGAGGCCAGTTGGCCCCTAAACCTGTCCTTTCGTTCTTCCGACCTTACAAGAAGGAACCTGGCTGTCTATTGACGGAGATTCTCGATGGGCTGAGTACTTTTCGCGGTGAGGTTAAATCCCTCGTCGTGAATTGTATGATGCGCTTCGAGATTGCCGCTAGACAGATTGACTTGTCAACTCTATCTCGCAGAGAGTTTCAGATTCTTTCCAAGAAGTCTTGGTTTCGCCGTGCTTTGACCGATGGGCCGGCCCCTACAATAAAGAGAGGTGTACGTCGTAGTGTTGAAATGGTTGTCGGAGCGCCTCCAAGGGCTCCTCTATATCCCATTTTCGACGTTATGGCGAAGGACGTCGCTGGGGACATGGTCTCGAGATGGACGGGTCAAACCGTTAAACCTGAAAAGGTCTCCATCGACTATGCTTCCTATCGCGAGCGATCCTCTCAGACACCTTCTTATCAACCTCCTTCCTTCCGTGTTCTCCAGAGGGGACCGAAGAAATGGTCGTTTGTCTGGCCAAGACCAGTTTTCGAACATTTTCTTCTCTACGAAGATCGGGCGTTTGTTACCGAAAATGCCCGTCGATCATTATGGATCGACGACCATCCTTGTCTCCATGTTACCATGGAACTTGTTCGGTCCCGATTCGTACGTGGATCAAATAACTTCCGGAGTTACTTCGGTCCTCCCTCATCACTTTCTCCCTGCTCCCTTCCACAGGTCAACTGTGGTTACGCCTAATG